TTTCCAACCATCAGGATATTTCTTTTTAGCAAAGACCATATAGTTATATAAAAATCTATCTCTACCATCAGTCATTTTATTTTTACTTAATATTTCTAAACAAGGTGGACCATCTTTAAATTCATCTGCACCTCCAGTTAATTCATTTCTAATTATTGAGTTAGACATTTCTTTTAATTTTTTTGAATCAACCTGATTTAATTCAACACATTTTAAAAATAAATCTAAACTCATTTCTTTACCTGAAGGATCTAATGCAACTCTTTCTGAACCATTGAAGTATGGAAGATTTATAAAATTACCATTTATCTTGTCTCCTTCTATGTTGCTTCCTAGTTTAGTTTGTTTTGGAAATATTTCTGTAGTAATTGGTAGATTAAATAAAAATAATATTTCTTCTAAAAAATCTTTTATCTCTCTTGCTTTTACAAATTCTTTCATAAAAACATATAAATGAAGTCCATTACTTTTTGATTTAATTGGTATTAGAGGTAATTGTTTTTCTTGAATTACTTTTAAATAAAATTCTATATCTAAATCTTTATATACTTTTGGATCAATATCTATTGCACCAAATCTTGCATAACCATTGTCATCACAAGGTTGTATACCTATTGATTTTTTTCCATTTAAATGAAGTTTGTAATCTTCATCAGTGATTGATTTTCCTGACCAACCATAATCACCTGAATGAAATTTTATTTTCCCAGTGTTTGGATCTTTATAACCATTACTTATATTACAAAAACCGTAATTACGTTTTAATCCAGTAAAATATTTTATATACGTATCTGTCATAAACTCTTTCCATTATGGAGAGGCGACCGCAGTCTCCCGTTGCCGCCTCTTCTTGCAAGTATTCACTTAGTGAATTAGATAATGTCCTCAGTTTTAGGACCATTGCTTTTTTCATATTCTGGTTTAACAGCACCTTTTGACACAGTCTTTTGCAATTCCTTTGCCATTAAATATAAATCAGCATCTTGTTTTTTATTTACATCTAAAGATCTTGCCATAGATGGTTTATAAACGTGCCAACTTTTACTTCCTGCTGTTTTCCCAACAGTTTTTAAATTATAAACTGCTGCATATGCTGCTGGATTGTAAAGACCTTTATCATCCTTAAATCTTAGATTTTTAATCAACTGATTTAATTCTCTAGCGGGAGTTAAGTTAGAAGATCTCATTGTAATCACTGCAGGTCTAGGTTCATCACCTAAAACGATCACATAAAAATATGCGGTCTTCTCTACATAATTACCATTTGATAATCTGTACTTACCGTTTCGTTCTTCAACGGCATCCTCTGGTTTTGATAAATGTGTTGTAACAGGTGGAGCTGCTGTGTCTCCCATTTCCTGCCACTCTGGATATCTTGTTTGAACGTGAGAAACAATTATATCCACGCCTTTTTGTCCATCAACTAAAGCACCCAAACCTTTGGCATATATCATACCAGGTTTTGCACCTTGAACGTATTTAGAATCGTTCGCATTACATTCAGGGGATAGTTGATGTAGGATTTTTAAAATCGGAGTTGACATATCATCCGATTTTATTTCTTCGCTACCTCTTCCAGAATCACTTCTAAGATTGATAGCAGCTAATGCACCTGCACTAGCTTTATTTGTCATAGCATTTGTATTTGCCATATATATTTGCTCCTTATTTTTTATTTTTTATTTTTAAAATGCGTTTGATTTCCATCAAACGTACTAAATAGTTCTTCAGGAACTTCACGACCTTTGTCCTTCCAGTCCTTCATAACTACTTTGAGTGAAGCGGGATGAACACTTTCTTTTTGAGAAGGTTCAAATCCACGCTCCCTCGCAAGGTTGACATAGTCAATAGCCTTGTTATCTTCGTTTTGACCAAAGTTTACTGTGATTTCATTTTTCACAATATCACCTAAGCCATTTGCTCGAAGCCAGTTTATCGCTTCAATTTTTTTATCAGCTCTAATTGAAGCACTATAAATTTTTTTAACAGTTAATTCTGAACCATCTTTAAGTTTTAAAGATTCTAAATTCATATCTTCCATTAATTTTGGAATTACTATACAGCTAAAATATTTTTCATCTTCTTTTAAATCTTTTATCTGTGATTCTAAATTAACTATTTGATTTTGTATTGTTTTTAATTTCTCAACTTCTTGAGAAAGTTTTTCAGGATCAAGGTTATCTGTTTGATCTGGTGCATCTTTACGTAGATCTATTATCATAGTCATCTCCTATTTTAACTTTTTAACTTTCATAATGTAATATTAAACACTGAAACGTGTTTTGTCAAGACTATTTTTGATGAATATTTATTTCTATGGGATAATATGTTTTTTCTTGTCTGTCCCATTTTAATAATTTAAATTTACCTTGTGTCATTTCTGAGGCAATAGCACAAGTAACACCAATAATAGCTGGATCACCATTTAATAATAAATAGTCATTTTCTGTAAAATCTTTTAATTTTTGTCTAATTGAAAATATAAAAGGACCTGGTGAAAACATTATTTGTTCTAATGCTCTAAACATAATCTTAATTTCGCCATATTTTCTAGCGCCCATAATATTATATTTTGGTTGTCCTGTTTCTCTGTCTATTGGAATATCCTGTAATAAATAAACAAAATTACTACTACCGATTGTTTTTCCACTTGTTTTATAAAATTGCATATTGACTTTTTTCTTTTTTAATATAATATAATAGTTAGAAAGAAATGTAAACAGTTATATGAATTATAAGTTTAAGACTAAACCATACAAACACCAATTAGAAGCCTTAGAATTATCTTGGGACAAAGAAAATTTTGCTTACTTTATGGAAATGGGTACAGGCAAATCTAAAGTATTATTAGATAATGCCGCAATGCTTTACGATAAAGGCCAGATAAATGGCCTCCTTCTTATAGCACCAAAAGGTGTTTATAAGAATTGGTATGATCAGGAGGTGCCAACGCATCTACCTGATCATATCTACCATAAAATGGTTTTATGGAAAACTTCAGATAAATCTAAAAAACAAAAACAAATATTAAGTTCCTTATTTGAACAAGGAACTGATTTACATATTTTAATTATGAATGTTGAAGCTTTCTCATCAGGAGATGGAGCACAGTTTGCATATAAGTTTTTGTCTTGTCACAAATCAATGATTGCAATTGATGAATCAACTACAATAAAAACTCCAACATCAAATAGAACTAAAAATATTTTAGCATTAAGAGAACACGCTAAATATAGAAGAATATTAACTGGTTCTCCAGTTACTAAATCCCCATTAGATTTATTTTCACAATGTCAATTTCTTGATCCTTGGCTCCTGGGGCACGATTCTTATTGGACATTTAAAGCTAGATATGCAGTTACTAAAAAAATAGAAGTTCAAGGTAGAAGAGTTGAAATAGTAGTAGGTTACAGAAATCTTGGAGAATTATCAGATAAAATAAAACCTTTTTCAAGAAGAGTTTTAAAATCAGATTGTTTAGATTTACCAGAAAAAACTTATGTTAAACATTCTGTTGAATTAACTAAAGAACAAAAGAAAGTTTATGAACAAATGAGAAGAGAAGCAATTGCATTTTTAGATGGTAAAATGCAATCTTCTGCAACTGTTATGACTCAATTAATGAGATTACATCAAATTACTTGTGGTCATTTTACAGCTGACGATGGTTCAATAAAAGATTTACCTTGCAGTAGATTATCTGAGTTAATGAATATTTTAGAAAACATAGAAGGTAAAAGTATTATATGGTCCCACTATACTCACGATGTAAGAAGAATCATTGCAGAAATTAAAAAAGTTTATGGTGAAGAATCTGTTGTAGATTACTATGGTGCTACAGATACAGATGCTAGATCAATTAATATTAAAAAATTTCAAACAGATGAAAAATGTAGATTCTTTGTTGGTACTACACATACTGGTGGTTATGGTATTACATTAACAGCTGGAAGTAATATGATTTATTTTTCTAATGGATATGATTTAGAAAAACGTCAACAGTCTGAAGCTCGTATTGATCGTATTGGACAAACTAGAAAAATGACTTACATTGATATTATTGCAGAAGATACTGTAGACGATAGAATAGTAAAAGCTCTTCGTAATAAAGTTAATATTGCAACAGAGATATTAGGAGAAGAATTAAAACAATGGATATAAAAACAATAACAGTATTATTATTACTATCTACTGGAGAAATTGAATATAAAGAATACAAGATAAAAGAATCTTGTGAAAATTGGTATATGAACAAACTAGTTCATATAGATAAATACAATATTAATTTAATAGAAGGTATGCCTGCGGTAGGATTTTATTGTGGGGCAGTAAAGACCGCCCCAAAATAATTATTTAATTTTAATATCTAAAGGTTTGATTTCTTCTGGTTCATTAACACCTAACTTCACTGTTAATACACCATCTTCCATCTCAGCTTCATTAACAACTACATCTTGATGTAAAGAAAATTGTTTAAAGAATTTTCTAGCTGCTAAACCTTTTTCAATGTAGTCTTTTTCTTTGTCTTCTACTTGACCAGAAATAGTTAATACACCGTCTTTGTATTGAACTTTAACATTCTTCTTATTGAATCCTGCTAAACCTAATTCAAGACCGTATTCACCTTTTCCGTATTTTACTACATTGTAAAATGGAAACGATTGAGCTTTTGACCAACTATCAAAGATAGAGTCAAACGTATCACCAAACATTCTGTCTGAATGATCCCAAACGTCTTTATTGAACTTATTGATTATGTCTAATGCTGTCATATTATTCTCCTTATATTAAGCAAGTTTAATAGGCCACGTTATTGTGCACCTGACAGTAATATAGTTATTTTTTATAAATCTACAAGTCCTGTTTCTCTATTTAGGTACTTATATTCTATCTTGCGTATATCAAAATCTTTGCTAATTTTATTACATATTTGGTGTGGATCAAATTCACCACAAGAATATACATCAAATTGCAT